CCTTTGCTCGGCAACTCAACAAATTCTGTTGGATTGACGAATGCGAAAAGGTCTGATGCTTCTGATGTAAGGGGAGTTGGCGCGTCTGGTTGCGGTGCGCCAAGCCGCTCTAAGTTATTTCTGCGTGACAAAAATCACCTTCTTTCTATACTATAATGCAGTCACAGCCGCTACAGCAGGACCGGACACATAATCAGCCCAATCATAGCGGAAACCAATCTCAATATTAAGGAGACCATCGTCTTCGTAAGTTAAATCACCAAATGTAGCAGAAGTAATGAAAGCATTGTTAAGTGTCCAAGTACCAATCAAGCCACCTTGACCGTTCAACTCTTCAATAATAACATTACCTAACTGGTTAACAGCATCAAACTTGTTTACAGTGCCTGGAGCCTGTGCTGGGTTGAAGAAAACATCTTCCTGTACATCAGGCTTAAGGTAACCGGAGCCGACAAGCGCATCATAAAGAATCTTGTTTCCATCTGGATTAATCGCATTAACGATTGTGGCATTAACTGGCTCCCATGTAACGGTACCGGGGTAGTAGTAAGTGTTTCCTAAAAACTTATGTTCGGTGGCAGTTACCTGATAAGATGGCTTTGTAACCGTCTTAGCGAGGTACTGTTCAAATCTGAAAGCGTCATCGACAGAAGCCAAATTTGGCAACGTAAGTAAAAATCGATGTGCTCTTCTTGGTTCTGATAATGCTGATGTCCAAAATGGCATTTAAGTAGTCTCCTGTAAGTCCTATTATTATATAGTGCGGGGAGCCGTAACTCCCCGCATTTTATTAATCGTCAAACGATGCCCCTGTTCTTGTGATGTTGAAGTCAATCGCAATGAACTCGATAGCTCTTGTTGGCTTCAAGAAGATCTTCGCATATAGAACGTTTCTATCTACAAGATCAGGAGTTGTGGTTGTGTCATCAAGAACAACTCTGTAATCAGAGAGACCAAAGTTTGTCTTAACATCGGCCAAGAAAGGATTGACCTGTGCAGTAAAGCGCTTCCAAGTCTGCTGAACGTTTGGATCGAAGAGCAAGCCAGATGCGATCTGGGAGATGCGCTTCTTAACAAAGATCATTAGGCGGCGAACGTTAATGCGATCCAAAGCAGAAGGTGTAACCTGTAGTGTCTTCTGGCCGAAGATTACAACACCCTCAGCTGGGAACTTAGCGATTGGGTTAATGTTCGCCCCATAAAGATCGTCACGATCCTTGCGACGAAGCTGGTGAGCAACATCAATAACTGGGATGCCGGCAGAGCCTTCTGTTAGTCCACCACGGTTGAAACCAGCTGGTGCGAACCAAACCTGTGTTCTACGCTGTGAGCTAGAGAATGTGCCAATAGCTGCTACGGATGGTGGTAACCAAAGGAAGGAGCCATTGATGGTGTCTCTTGCTCTGACCCATGGGTAGTAAGCACAACCGTAAGAAGAGTTTAGTCCTCGGTCTCTCAAACCATTTACAAGTGTTGTAATGTTGTTTGATGTGTTGTTGCGGTTAATCGCTGTGCTTTCCTCGCGCGGAGTGAAGGCGCCTGGAAGATCGATAACAGCTAGAGCGTCTGCACGATCCTCACAAGTTCTTACCAAGTGTGTTGTTAGACCATCTTGTGTAAGACCCGGAACTGCCGCTAGATTCATCTCAACAACCTCTGGATCAGCTACTGAGTCTATGGCTCTACGGATAGAGAAGAACTCGTAACTGTTTGTGTCGGAAGCAGTGCTGGACATTGTTCTGTTAGCAAATGGGTCCATCTCTAAAACGTCCGTTCCGTCAAATCCACCGAATAGCGGCACCGTGAAACGATCGTAACCAGCGTCCAGTACGCCTGCGATGGCACCACTAGCAAATGTGTAAGAACCGGCTGGAGCGCCAGATACGACACCAGCGTGTGATCCTGTTACGTATACACCCTCTGCTGCTGAGCCAGATGCAATGTCGTCCAATGTAAATGTAGGCGAAAGAACGGTTGCTGCTGCAGCGGATGATCCTTCAATATCTACAATACCGCCACGAGGTCTTAAGAGGTCCATAGTTGACTTCTCGTATCTTGTGCTAGCGGCAGATGGTGTTGTTTGCAAACCAAAGTAAGCATCTGTTGGGTTAGTAAGGTTGCCGTCTGTTGCGTTTGCACGCAATGTTGGGCGGGGATATGCAACGGATGCGGTAACAGAGGAGCCAGAAATCACGAAAGCGTTAGATGTGTAACCGGATGGAACTGAAAGTGAGCCAGAGACCCAGTTACCTGTTACAGAGCCAGAAAGATCTGCTTCGTCATCGTACTTAACGATACCTTGGAAACCGAATGGTAGAAGCGCAGCGTCTGTTACGCCGGCATCCACATCGCTATTCATAGAAATGTAAACGTATTGTGAGTTGTTCTGGTAGTTACCTTCCTGAACATAACGTCTCTCAGTCTCATCCCAACGCTCTCTGTAATCACCAATCTTACGAGCTACATAATCAAGAGAGTTAGGGTTAAGAGTACAGTTGTTGAACTGTTCTACAACACGAACTACGTTGTCGCTATCGCTGATGTGGCGAATGACCACAGAGAAAGTACCGTAATCAGTGTCGGTGTTTGTGGACTGCTTAATATCTTGGATAGAAATCTTAATGTTTTTGTTTGTCCAATCACCGCCTTCGCCTCTTGCAATAAACTGGAACAAGTTAAGAGGCGCTTCTGTTGGAGCGAGTCGGCAACTAATGATCTGTGGTGTTCTAGCTGCTCGTACTGGCTGGCGGAAGTCTTCACCAGTGTACGAATCGTTATGCTTAATCCTTGCGACTGCAGCATAAGTTGTAGCACTAGAGTTAAGAATGTTGTTGATGTGTCCATCAAAAGTTTCACCCAAGAAGTAATTCTTTGTATCTGTTGTAATACCCGAGTTAAGTCTCTGTGGGTTCGTGTTAAGAACCTTACGAATGTAGCGCGCATCAGTTTCGGTAAAGTTGAAAGTTACTTTCTCTTCTGTAGAGCCACTCTTAATAAGCGCTGTGAAGTTAGAAGAGGCTTCTTTGATAACATAATCGGAGCCTGAGACAATATCTCCGTCTTCAAAAGCCCCACCTGATGCTGTAGCAGCCAATACGGTACCACTTAACTCAACAGTGTAATCCTCAGCTGTGTAGATGATTGCGGCAAGAGCACCCGATAGAGAGCCGGTGACGCCTGCTGCCGGAGCGTTTGTATTGAACAAGAAAACGCCGTAAGCATCGCCACTCGCTTGCCAGCCGGCCTCGCCAGCTGTTGTAGCATTTTGAGACTCGGCACCAAGTAAGCGAATGTAAGTCAAGGGAGAACTATTGCGGAGATAAGCTTGAGCAGCATACATGCCATATGTTGTGGCTGTTGTGCTGTTACCTTGGCGCCAAATGTCTTCACCATCATTACCTGGGGCAGGGGTTCCGAAAATGTTAACAAACTCTTCAAAAGAGTTAACTGTTATTGGTCTTAAAGCTGGTCCCTTCTCGGCGCGACCAATGATAACTGGACCGATTCCGGCCGGGGAAGCAGGAAGTTGGGAGTTATCAATTTCGTTGACGAAAACTCCTGGGGATACAAATCGGTAATTCTTAACTGACATTCGTTCGGTTCTCCTACATTGCGAAAATGTTCAAAGTAAATAGTGTTAAATAGTAGGAAGAGAATTATTCTCTGTAAAAACCATCTTTAATGCTTTGTGGGATATCTCCGACTATGGTTCTTTCTCTGCCGAGTTTGATATCAACAGCATTTTGGCGTTTGACAATCTTTGGTCTTTCTTGGTTTTCTCCCTCACCAATAAGGTAACCAAGAGTTTCAATATTGATATTGGTTTCGTAGTTTCTTTGCTCCATACCAAGATTGGCTTGATTGGAGTTATTGGAAAACCCGCCATCGATAAAGATTTCGTAATAGTGCCCCTCAGCCTCAATACGCTTTGGAGTTCTTGAGTTCCCAGGAATTGTAATGAACGGACGAATAAGCTCATTCATTTGCTGCTGATACTCTGTTCTAATGGTAATCTCATACATTACTTTAACCCAAGTAGGGATTGGGATAGTTATTGTTTCATACACTGTCTTTGCGGTTGACATGTTTCTTTTGTTTGTGTTTAGCATTTTGCTGGAAACATCTTTATCAGCACCGTATTTTCTATTTGCCTGTGCATTCTGAAACTCTGCTGTCTTCTTTTGATTTATTTGTCTCGCAACAGTAATAGTGCCACCTTTTTCATCATCAACGGGGTATAGGTTCGCAAACACAGTGCCGCGATAGTTTTGCTCTTTAGTTACATTTGCTCTATTCACTGTTATTAAAGGAAGAATTAAAGTTTCTTCTTTATCTCGCAGATCTTTGTTGTGTTTTATCTGAAAGGCTCGCTCGGCTGTAACCCACAGAACTGGAACTTTCTTAAAACCATTATTTGTTGTGGCAAAAAGGTTAAGTTCTTCATCAATAAAACGAAGCATAGCTTTATCTATCGTCTCTAAAGACGAAGGCATAAACTCTATCTCTTGAAGTTTAGCAGCAACTTCTTTGTCGCCAACATAATCAAAACGTTGCGATCTCTTATCTTTTATTTGTCTCTCAGTTCTTTTGCTACGTGACATTTATTTATCCTACGTAAATGCCAGCTGGGATGTTCTCAAGAACCTTCCTGCCAGAGTCTTGCATCGTGGAGTCGACAGCAGCCAACTTATCGTAAGTGGTATCTTCAAGAATGGTTTTAAGTTCTTCTCTCAACTGATCCATTTCAGCTCTGGCTTGCGAAAGAAGTTCTGCAGCGTTAAGAGTTACAGATTCTCCTGGGATTGGAACAGAGGAAAACTTACCTCTTATTTGTCCTAAGATCTCTTTTGTTAGTGCCAAAGCAAATCTACGAATCCATTGCTTGCCTATAGCGTTAATGTTTTCATATGGAATGTTCTCGAATGGAAGCGTGTTAATGTTGTTAACGCCCTCCGCTCCGTTATCTATTCCTGGCTGATTGTCCCAAGGCTCATATTGGTTGTTAATTGTAAACTGAACCCAGAACTTTTCTGGCGAAGTTGAATCAGGTATTGGGAAAATCCTTAACTTGTTGTCGTGAATCTCATAAGAATAATGTGAGACTCTTGTCCAAAGCGCATCTTCATAAGCCATTGCTTGAAGTTTGTTCTGCCAAGTTGGGACAATCTCAAATGTAGAGTCATCAGCGTACTGGCCATAAGTTCTTAAGTTACCAACAACAGAGAAGCCACCGTAGTAACCATAAAATCTCCACATTGCTCGTGGAGTCTTGAAGAATACTTTTCTAATGGTTACTCTTTTATCTCCGACCTGTTCGTAGAAAGGAACAGACGAACTATTGGCAGAAGATGCCGAAATGATTGTTTGTAAATCGTAATCTTGCTGATTGGCTACTCTATTCACTGATGCTGAATATATTGGTGTTGTGCCACCAAAGCCAGCTTCTGTTGCAAGACCTTCAGAGATTCTACGAACATAACCATAATCAAACCTTGGATAACGTAAAGCGATGTTAGATCCGGATAAAGAATCGCCTGATACAATCTGTCCATCTTGATCAAAGGATCCTGTTGTAGCTCCAAGGTAAGAAGAAAGAGAGTTCTTTGTTTGGAATAGGTTTACTAAGTACGAGTATTCTAAAACTGCTTCTTCGTAAGCGGCATAAACGTTTCCTTCTGCTAACTCGATATCTAAAACATCGCCACCCAACTTCTTGTAAGTATAAGCAACTTGGTCAGCTGCACCAGATAGAAAAGCATTTGATGTGGCATATATACCAAAAGGTAAAGTTGTTGCTACATTTCCTGCCGCTCCTGTAACTGGAAGTATATTGGCGTTTGAAGTGGATGCTGGATTGAGATTTGGAATTGACATTAACGGTCCTCTGATTTTTATCTATTAATAAATAGAAAGCCCCACCTCAAAAGAGGCAGGGCTTTCATTATTTTGACCTTAAGTCAGACTAACTAGCTTGTTGGGTTCTCAACAAGACCTCTACAAATAACCAAGCCGTACATGTCTGGACGGACCATCTTCTTGGCGTAACGGGTCATGACACCCTTGCGAGGTACGAAGTCCTCTACACCGAAGATTGTTGGTGTGGTCTGTAGTGGTACGTAAGGTGCGTACACGTAGCCGCTCTCAAGGAAGCTGGAGCCACGTCGACCAACGAGGATCAACTGACGTGGGAAGTATGGGTCAACCATAACATCAAACTTCTTGGAGAGGGAACCAACGCGAACAGCACCGATATCACCACGGTCAGCATCGGCTGTAACGTTTGCACGGAAGCCAGCTGTGAACTCAAGGATGTTAGCAACCTCTGGGGAGCATACCACAAAGTTTGCAGCACCACGAAGAGTCTTACGGTGGATCTCAGCAGAAACCTCGTTGATTGTTTCAACGAGAGTCTCGTACCACTCAGATACGTTACCAGTGAAGTCCTGGGTTGTAGCTGAAACAGCACCAGTTAGACGGTTCAAGAACTGACCTGGGAGACGGGACCAGTAACGTGTACCGGCTGTCGCACCACGTATAAGATCCTCAAGGATCTCGCGGTCGATCTCAAGAGCAATCTGCTCAGAAAGAATCTGAGTAAGCTCAACCTCAGCGTCAAGGTTGTGGTAAGCGTTGAGGTCTTGACCCAACTCTGGTGTCCACTTAGCCTTGAGCTTCTTGGTTACAGCTGTGACTGCTACGGAATCGACCTTGATGTCGATCTCTGGGATTTGTTCACTTCCCTCAAGACCCCATGTCTGATCACCAACAACGGAACCAATGGAACCACCGGTAATAAAGTCATCCTTGATAGGAGCTGTGCAGGTGGTTACGGCGTTTAGAGAGCTAGAGAGTAATGGTGCCTTCTCAGAGCCAGAAGCATTAACGATAAGAAGAACAAGATCTGCGTTCTGATCGTCTTCGCGTGTGAGGCGGCGAACCAAGCGACCATTCGCTAGGGCAGGAGCAGCACCTTCAGCAACAGTAATAGCAACAAAATCGTCAAAGTTAAACTGACCTGTTGTCAACTGAGACTTCGGAATTGTAGCAATTGCAACCTCGGATCCGGAAACTAGATCCGGATCGAACTGTAGCATATCGACGCCATCGTAACCAGATGTGGATCCTGCGTCTGCGAGGAACTCACCGTTTGCACCGACAGAGCCAGATGCGCGGATTGTAGTTGTGATAGTAATCGAACCTGTTGGTGAAGAGTAACCGTTGTTAAGTGCGTAAGGACCACGCTCAGCGTTTACTCCGGTTAGAAGAACACCACCGGTGATCTGGGAACCAACTCGCCCACCACCGTAGAGTGATGTATCGAATACGTTTCCAAGACGATCAGCTGTGCTGCCGAAGACACCACCGTACTTAAAGTCAAGGAAGAAAATGAGACCTGATGGAAGGCTCATTGGCTGAACACTTACGAGATCGTTAGCGATCAAGGAACCGAATACACGGCGTACAAGTGGGAATGCAACAGCGGCAAAACCCTCTACGTCACCAGCAGCCATGCTGGAAGACTCACGGAGAAGCTCCTTTGCCTGATTCTCAAGCAAACGGGCCATACCGTTTCTCTTTGTATCGTCAGAGATGCCCTCAAGAAGACCGGTCTGCTCCCACTTGTTGATAAGTGCAGCACCCTCCTTGGCGAGATCACGATTGACGATACCCTCTGTCAATCTTTGTACAATAGACATTTTTAATATACCTCCATATGAATGTTATTGTTTATTTATTCAAACCTGCTAAACGCAGCATACGACCCATTGCTGGATCCTTAGTTGCCTCGTTGTTTCTCTTAGAATTGATCAAAAGCGACGTAGGTCTTTGAACCGCTTCACGTAGTGTTTGTGGACGTGTTCTCTGATCAGGAGTGTTCCCCACTGCGTTTTGAATTGTTTCAAAAATCATACTTGCTTCTTCAACAGAATTGGCAGATTGAACAGCTTCGACAATTTGTGCTTTTTGTCGCTCATTCAAGGAGGCGCTATTCAAAGCCTTGTTTTGATAAACAAGCTTGGCGTTATCAAGATTCAACTTTGTAAGTTGATCCTTTGCTTCAACAATGAGAGCACGAAGCTCTCTGTTAGATTCTGTAAGTTTGGAGATCTTTGCCTCATGAAGTTCAACCGGCACAACATCTGGTGCGGTATCTTCTTCAATCTCCTCTTCCTCTTCTTCCTCAAGGTGTGCTTCCTTAGCAGCTGCAATAGCATCATTATTTGCTTGCATCACACTATTGTAAGCGCCACCGAGTGAAGAGAAGCCTGCTGGTGATGTATCCATATCAACAACAAGCTCTTCTATTAATTCTTCAATAAAAAGTCCGGATAGATCGAGATCTTCATCTAGATCCTTGCTAGCCAGTTTCACAACTGTGAAGCCCACCGGGTTGGCGTCTCCCAGCTTTTTGGCATCTTTCTCTGCGGCTTCTTTGGAGTCGTAAACGTGTCCAGCCTTCACACCAGCCTTCTTAGTGGTTGCGGGGTTGGAATAAGCGTTGCTTGGCTGCGCTTTGCCGTCGTCCAGGGCTCGGCTGCTCTTCATGATAATGAAACGGTCTTTGCCTTCTTCTAGTGGCTCGACTGGCTCTGCACCTAGTTCGGCAGTATCTTCCTCGGCAGAAGCTTCAAGCTCTGGGGCCATCTCGCCACCAGCCATATCGTCAGCCATCTCTAGAGCATCGTTAAGGTCTTCTTCCTCAACAACTTCATCTTCCTTTTCTAAACGAGCCTTGAGAGCATCAAAATCAATCTCAACAATTTCGTCTTCTTCTAAAGCATCTAACTCTTCGTTCTGAAATGCGTAAGGAACATCGTCTGTGAACTCTGTAAGAGTCTCGTCTTCGCCACCCTCTTCTAGTTCTTCTTGCTCTAGTAAAGTATCTAAGGCTTTCTTAACTTCGCCCGAATACTTTTCCAATACAACATTCTCAGCATTCTTCAATGCTGCTTCCTTAAGGGCTTTGGCGTCCACGATCGCCTCTTCTAATAGTGAAGACATAAAAATTAACTCCAAACACGATAGCTCGTCAAAAATAAATAGTGTTTTATTTTTCTAAATGACGAAAACTGTTTTATTTAAGAAGCGTAAAGTTAAGGTACTCGCTTATACAGTATGAAAAGTTTAATTATGGAGTAGCCGTGTACTCAGAGCCATTGAGAATAACTTTATAAAGCCTGTAAGTTTCCTCAGTTGCGGAGCCAGCAAAAAATGATATTGCGATTCGGACGGCACCGCCGGCGGCGTCCCATTGCTTGTCGGTGTCGGTCCAACTTGGCGTTTCGGCTGTGCCGCCTTCACGAAACGAAACTGTCTGGCTCACACGCTTAATACCAATCCATCTTGCTGTGGTTCTGGATAAATTTGAAGTTCCGTTGTGAACAAGGGCCTGGGATCCGAAAGCACCCATCCCATAGTATTTGGCGAGCGATGCGTTCCATCTTCCGTACCTATGACCTAACCAGTGTGCTTCGTTAACCGCGTTACCACCACCGGCCATTATATCTATCTCTGTATTTACACTCGCAACACTTCCCGGGTTATCGGTGTATATAGCGAAATCAAAATCCCCCATAAGAAGATTGGGGTATTGAATTAGTCCATTAGTTACAAAGGCACTGCCATTAGAAGGCGTTAACGTTCCGCCGCCCCCCTGATCAAATTTAATATTACATGTGGTACCATCATCTGTTACTGCGTTAAAGACCCCATTTGGATCTTTAACAACCCACCCATTTAGCATCCCAGCATCTAATGTAGCACCATCTGCAATACTGGAAGGAGTTCCAGATGAGGGGGACAAGGTCTGTGCAACAGTTTTGACATTGCTGCCGTCTGCCTGTAGTTGCCAGAAACCATTTTCTAATACTAATCCCATTTTACAATCCTTTTATGTTGCCGAAACAATTGCCCAGCCGAGACCGTTTGTTGAAGACGAAATAGCAACCACAGTCATAGCTCCATAGTTTGTCGTTATCTTAGCAGCGGTACCGCCATCAATATTTTGTGAGCCAGATGGCTCAATGACAATATCGTTTGTACCAGCGTTTCCGCCAGAGTCCTTAATAATAAATGTAACACCATAATCATCTGAAGAGTTCACGCCAGGAAGTGTACCGGTGACAACCGAACTGTTGGTGTCAACAAGAAACACTTGTGCATCGCGAATATTAAAGTTGCTTGTCTGTTCTCCAGAGACACCTTGATAGAAATTGGTCTTGTTTATCCTAAATTCATTTTCAAATACATCAAAACGATTAACTCCATCAAATACATAGCTTATTCCTTCGCCAATATTGATAGACCCACTGGCTGAGGATGATACAGAAAGATCGCCATTAACTGTAAAGTCGTGCGTAGGAGTCTTGGTATGAATACCAAATCTTTCTTCTGAAATATCATAATAAAAACCTTTACCAAAGTTCACGCCGTTGACTGATGCAGTTGCAATATAAAAATCATTAAGTGAAGCAATTCTATTTGTGTTACCGCCATCAATATACATATATTGCAATTCATTTGAGGTAGTTCCGAAGGCAACTCTAGGAATAAATGCTGGCGCCAAAGATACCTGATAATTGTTTGTTGTATCTCGAACTTGTAATTTGCCTTCTGGGCTTGTAATAACAACTTCGCCTTCAAAGCGTGCGGACTCACCGCCGTGAACAGAAGAAGCAGAAACGTGAAGGGCTGCTGAAAGATTTGTTGATACGTTAATGCCAACTCTATTAGCCGAGGCTGAAACAAAGATTGTGTTATCTTGGATTGCTTGGTCTGTTTCGTTGCCGACAAATATATATCCTTTATCCAAGTTGGGAGTATCATTTGTTCTACCTGCACCACCAACTTTGATTTGCCCATTAGAGCTAACACCATTGCGAACAACCTTGCCAATGTTTTGTAGTAGGTTGTTAGAGCCTGTTGGCTTAATGTTGGTGAATGTTCCTGCTGTTCCACCAGAGCCTGTGTTCACATAAAGAATATCACCTGCCGAGAATGAATGTCCGGGGGATATGTTGTTTAGATTCAAGCCATCAAGAGAACCAAAGGTTGCAACTTGAGTGTTGGCATTATTGCTGGCCGAAGCTACGCACAACCCAAAAGCAGGCATCGTAGCAGGGTTATCGCAAGCAGCAAGACCAATGGTTGGCGTTGTTCCCGATATTCCTTTGATGTATACGACTTTGCCTTTTCCAATACCGCCAACTTCATCAACTTTGGCAGGAAATAAGATAGCACCTTCCAAGTCGCCGTAGAATTCTTTACCGTTCTCAAGACGAACGTTGCCTGATATAAGAACATCACTTGTTGCTGGATCCCAAAGTAAATCACTAGACCCACTTAAATCACCAGATACAGGAGAGTCATATCTAAACTGTAAAGAATACTGAGGACCATTAGCAACCTGAACTGCTGATGCTGTAACGCCAGTTAGGTTAGAGCCATCGCCGTAAAAGGTTGAGGCTGAAACGTGGGTAGATGCCGATAAGGATCCCGAACCATCTGTGGTTAATAAGTTTGAGCCACTAAACGACCCATTGTTATTGAACTGTATATCTCCATTTGCGCCTCCGGGGGTGCCACCGCCTCCCGGTCCAAATACCCATGACATATTTAAATCTCTCCTGCTTTCATAAATAGTTGGTCAAAGTCAAAAACTCAAAGCAAGTCTGTCTGGGCTTAGATGATTTATCTATCAACACTATCAATAACTCTAAAAGTTCCTTCTCGCGCTCTTACACATTCGGCGCTTATCTGAAACTTGTGATCTACTTGACCAAAGTAATATCTTGTGTCGTTATACGTTTTTACAATCTCGTAAAACAAATCACCATACTGAATAAAATCACCAGCACGAACAAAAAGATCTTGATCTTCTGTTAGGCGGCGGCGATGAAAATTAACTGTTAGTTTAGATTGGTATTCGTATCCATACTTTTGGTTTGTTTGCTCATTCTCTACAACAACGTAAGCAAACACACGAACAGGCGGAAGCGTAACTTTGTCTATTGCTTCTCCATATGTTTCATTAAAATTAGAGTGCTCAACGCTTATAGGATAGTAAGCAACTGTTTGTCCAACAACTCTTTCAGCTAACTCATCATTAACTTGTTTTACAAGGTCACGCTCTTTTTGGCCAAAGAACATTGGCGGGGGTGGCGCATCAGGTTGCGTCCATTTGTTCTTTGGATCAGACATGGGTTATTACCCCACAAGAGCTGCTAGAGAGCCAGACCAGTTAGAGCCAGAAGGTGAAACCGCAGCGTTGTTAATATCTGCTTTAGAAATATACGTCAAGCCAGCCATTACTGAAACATCGGCTGAGGTTCCCGACAGATGTAACTGAGTTGCTTTAATTTCAAACCTTGGGCTTACAGTATTGCCGGTAATCTTTAAGTAGTTCTCGTTTTGAGCACCCAATGAGGAAAAGCCAACATTACAGGTGTTGTTATCACCCACGCTAACAACAATCCAACTTGTTACGGATGGAAAGTCTATAGACGTTACGCCCCCAGCAGATAGATCAATTCCACCTGTTACGTAAGGTATACCAGATACCTGATAAGAAGCGGCATTGCCTAGTCCGGGTTTGTAGTTGTAAGTTGACATTTATATTTCTCCGTTATTAAATAGTAAAGTAAAACAAGATTACCTAAACAAATTATCTTGTTCTTTTCTCACGCGCTTCTGTTGCTCGCGAATAGCCTGCTGTCTTTTCAGGCGCTTTGTGATAGAAGGCTTAACATAGTAATCAGTTTTTTCTCTGTACTCTTCAACAATCTTTTGTTTTTTGCATTTACGATTAAAACGACGAATTAGTTTCTCATCTGACTCGCCGCGTCTTTTGACTACCTCAAGGTTAACAGCCATTTTATTACTCTCTTTCTTTCATTTCGTTCATATGAGCGTTCCAGTTTCTGCCTACTGCTCCGAAGAGACTAGAGATATCTACGCCTGGATCACTTGGGCTTTGTCCGGACATTGGAGAAGCCTGTGCAGTTGGGGACGCTTGTGCTGGTGCTGGAGTTGTTCCTTCAAACAAATCAACACCGTTGTAAGCTGAACCGCCAATAGCAGCCATAAGCTTTTTCTTCTGCTCTTGAAGTTTGCCGGACTGTTCTTTGTTGAAAGCATTTGCTTTCATTCTTTCCATAACAGGATCTACTTTTGGTTGTGGTGTTTTTGTCTCAACAATAGTTTGTGAAGACATCCCCTTGACAACCTCGGCAATAATGCCGGAAATCAAACCGTCTTCAAGAAGCGACTCTTTAATACACTCTTGAACAATAGGCTTGATTAGTTTTTTGAACTCCGACTTTTTCATTTATTCCTCTGCAGCCAATGTTTCAGCAGCCTGCTTAAGAGCCTGATTTACTTTGTTGAGATCACCATAAACTATTTGTTCAGCCCTACTATCATCCAATCCTAGCTTCGTGGCGTCAACAAGAGCAGCTTCTAATTCTTTTTGAAATCGAGCTTGAACCCTTTTTATTCTTTTGCCTAGTGAGTTTCTCAACACCTCCACTTCTCTGTCTTGAGCGGCACCTTTTCTCGCTGCAGCTGCACGCTCAAGTTCAGCGGCGGCGCTGGAGGCTCCAAGTGCGCCGGCAGCTTTAGCGCCCAATTTGGATGCAGCGCTGGCTGCTTTCCCTTTGGCGCTAGCAGCACGAGCTTTAAGTCTATCTAGCAAGCCTTCCTCTACGGCGGCATCAATTTCTTCTTTAATGATTTCTTTTAATCTTACTTCTGAAATTTTCATTTTTTAATCTCCAATAATTTCATTCATAAGAGTAATAATCTTATTATTTTTTTCAATTTGCTCATTTACGAGTTTCCCCTCGGACAGAGCCATAAAAGCATTTGGTGTTGATGGCTCTGAAACAATGTCAAAACAAATCAACTGAAAATCATCTTCCACGATGGTCTTACCCATTCTCTCGCTTACAGATCCCATACCACGGGAAGAAATGCCAATCTTAACACCCGAATCTACAAGGGCACGTAGAATCTGGCCGGATGGAGTGTCGAGAACTTTACATTTGCCCATTACGGCTGGCCCGTCCATCCAAACCTCTGTAATCATATGGGACACGTTGGCTAAATTAATAATAGAAGAATCTGGGTGATCTAACTCGCCAAGAGCACGGCGGTCCTCAACGACCTTTGCGTATCGCTTAACTTCTCTTTCTAATACAGAGCGAGGATATACACGTCCGTTTCCGTTCTGAACCTCTGCTTCTTGTAGCTTGCCTGTTAGCATCATTCCGCCGTCGCGAACAAACTGCTTTTCAGATTCGGTTAGAAGGTCTTGGCAGACGCCACCTTCACATAGTTCATAAAATTCTCGTAGTAGTTTAGCCATTGTTGTTCTCTCAAAAAAAGATTTAACGTGGGGGCTTTCACCCCCACATAAATTCAGCTACCGGAGCAGCAGCGGCGTACAGGCTGGATTTGCCACTTTTTCATGATTCACCTCCTTTATGGACCAAGTTGATCCCGTAATCATTTACCACCATACTCAGCAAGTATGATGTTCCAGCGCTAATACACCCGCAAATAAAAGCATTTACAAGTGTACGATCAAAATTAAATAGTTCTGTATATGGACTTATGCCCCAGAGAAACACTCCAACCCAAAATCCCATACACAAACAACAGTGGAATAAGCGACCAAAGCCACCCCAAGCTGCGCAGGGTGGTCGTATTTTATTGAAGATGTGTCCGTGAACAATAATGAAGGTCATGCCATAAGCGGCAAGAATAAAATGTAGCAGTTGCAATCTAATACCTGTTTCTTAGTGGGTAATAGTAGTAGCCAGGACGCATAGAGCCCTTCTCGGCATACTGTGGGACCTCGCCGTATTCGGTGGAGTCGCGGTCGGATGGAT